CTTCCAATTTGATTGGCTGAGCAATAACGGCCGCAAGTGGCTTCTGAGCCTTAATCCCCAAACTTGCTTTTCCAGTCGCGGTTAGCAAGTCGTTAGCAGCGACCAAACTGATGGCCACTGTAGCAGAACCATCCGAGGTTACAGCTGCGATCACGTCAATAGAACCACCGATTACGATGGCATTGTCCGGGATTGTGACTGCCAACGGATGAGCCGCTACAGTCTTATTACTCGCTGGAGTATCCCCTGCGTCATTCTCCGCCGTGTCAAACACAAACGGTGTTACATGTAAACCGGCCAGTGACTTCAAAGACTGGAAGTTGTCGTCCGCATCCTTGAGCCAACCTGCGCCGGTAAGTGATTTAATTTCTGCCATATTAATTTCCTTTCTTTATGGCTGTTTTGCGCGTTTTAGGCTTTTCCAGCACTTCAGACGCTTTAGGTTGGGGGTTAGCCGGTATTTCTACCGGCTTTTCCTCCACTTTCACGTACCCAGCGGCAAGATAACGCGGCGCTTCATGCGCGCTCACATTGATCGTAACGCCGCAATTTGTTAGCTTCACGGTTAAGCCTTATTGTGCAAATACACACCGGCAACTTTATTGGCGTAAACGAAGGCATCGTGGTAAATACGATATTGCACCAGCCAGCCGTCGGTGGTCTGATTCTCATCAGGACTAAACACCTTCAGAGCATCGTGTTTGGCGACTTGCAAAACAGCCGTAGGGTGGATAATCATGAAGTTGATATCCTTGCCTGTTGATGCGGTCTTAGAATAACCACCAGCGTCTTCGGTTGAACCAGCGTTCAAGGTGATGCCCTTGTAGAAGCGGGTCTGTCGAACCATAATAACGTCCATGCCATCAAAGCGCGTAACGCGGCGATCTACGGCACTTTCGTTAGCCAGGAAGCGGCTTACCTTGCCTTCAAGTAAACTCAGGCAAGCATCGCTGATATACAGGATACGCCCTTCGCGTGGAACCTCATCCTCGTCTAACGCAAATTTTGCAGCATCCAGGGCGGTTAGAATAGTTGAGCTATCCAACGTTGCCGGAGTTGCGGCATTAATGCCAGCCCATGAGGCATACTTGCTGAAACGATAAGCGTCCAGTTCGGGTGCAACTTCTGTGCGCATAAACTCGCTTACCAGAGTTCCGAATGCCATGCCTAAAGTTTCCTCATCATCCATGCGATCAATGGTGAATGCCCGACCGCGTTCGGTGGCAAGGGTCAACGTTTCCCAAGTGGCAGTAATCTGCCCCTTAGGGTAACCGCTTGAACGACTGTAAGTACCTAAGCCGATAGGATCGGTTTTGAACACTTTCACTACATTCGCGCCGGCAAAGTTGACCGGCTTGGTCAAGGCGTCCAGGCGCGCGGTAAGTGATTCTCGTTTGTAAATTTCATCCAGAATAGGCTGAAATTTTTGTGCTAATGCAATAGATTGTGCCATTTTAGTTTCCTTTCATATTGTTACAGTCCTGCCGCTTTTCTGGCAGCAGCTGCGATTCTGTCACCCGCGTCATCTGACTTGGATGGTTGATGTTGCGTACCCGCCACCTGTTTGGTCGCAGGTTCGGTGTACTTCTTGTTCTCATCAAGAAAGCTCTTCAGGTTCTCGCCAAAATCGCCTTCCATCTTCCCAACCTTGTAAATGACGTAATCCACGTCATCCAGCCCGACCCCAGCTTTGATCGCAAGGTTCTCGCGCTTCAAGTTTTCTGCTTCGCTTTGCAGCCTGGCATATTCCTTTTCGCGTTCCGCTTGCTTGTCCGCTTCAGTCTGTTGGGATTTCTGCCATTCCTCGAAGGCTTTCAGCTTGTCCTGGGGTGGCATCTTGGCGCGTTCCCTTGCGAGTCGGTCAGCGATCACCTTGTCAAGTTCAGCCTGCGTGAACGTCTTTTCCTGCGTGGTAGCAGTGTCTTGCTTTTCCGCAGTGTCCTGCGTGGCTTCCTGAGTCTTCTCAGTGTCTTCGGTCATTTCAAATCCTTTCCGCTTATCGCCCGTCGGCCAAAAATGGTTAAACAAAAACGCCCACTCCTCAGATCAGTTTTCTTGATCTCAAGAGCGGGACGCTTATGCGTACTGCTGTTATCCCCACGGATTGGCTTTATTCAGACAATCCGTGTGCGTTTGTATGTCAATGTTAGCACATTTTGAATCCATGTGCAAGTAATCCAAAATTCGTCTTTCACCCCCTTAAAGCACACCGCCCTTGTTGAAGGGGCGGGGCTGACAAGTTGCAAGCAGGGGCGCTTATTTGTCAATTTGGTTGTGCAGGTAGAACTGTTCTCCACATATGTTATAACGTAAAAGAGTGAAAACTGCAAGCACTGTTTTGTAAAATTACTGTAAGGGTATGGAGCCGCCGGGAGTCGAACCCGTACAACCATTTTTGGAGAACAGTTCCCTTCCGAAGGACTGCCCCATACTGCTTATAATTCTACCCCATCCCCTCGCGATTCATAACAAAAACGCCCCATCATTGAGGCGTTATGCTTTATGTCGACTTGATATCAAAGTCTATGCGAGAACTTTTTCGTGCTTATTTGCAAAACCTAACGAATCAATTGTAGAGGAAATGTCCAACTCAGATCTTACGAAGATAGCATCATAATCAACATCAAAGATCACAAATAGATCTCTTCCACGATATGTGTAGGATTTCACCCCTGAGCCATCTACATCTAAAAGTTCTTTTCCGTTTTTCAGGCCCAGTGCTTTTTCCAAAGCCTGGTAGGTCTTCTTGAATAAAGAAGCTTTAGCTCTTGGATAAACCTTATAGGTATACATTTTCAATCCTTTGCAAATAAATCATCCACTCGCTTGTTGGTGGTTGTTGCTGACAAAATTATATCACGCAATGCATCCTCATGTGATAGCCCTTTGTCTAACATCTTATGTCTTAGCATTTCTTCAAATGTTGGGTTTGGTCTTGCCTTATCTAAAAGAGATCGCGTCTCCTGATCTTTCATCGCATTTCTAGCGTTGGTTCTGTAAGTATTTCTAAGATCAAATGCTTGAATAGCTTGCTCTTGAAGGTCTTTAGTTTTGTCAAGAAGATTAGGGATATTACTTACACTCTCGATATACTTTTTCCTAACTTTTTTGTTATCAAACATAATATTGCGTGGATTATATCCTTTTTCAACGATCTCAGACAAGATTTTGTCTGTCGATTTTACCGCCCTAAACCCACTAACGCTCATTCTCTCACTGGCATACGGCAATCCAAATTTCTTGCTCAGATCGATGTACTTATCCTTCAGCTGGTTGATCCTCGCCTGCTCCACCCTGCGTGTCAGATCATCCCCGGCCGCCTTCGCCATCACCGCCCGGTCCTTACTTGCCCGTATCGCCGTCTCAAGCCTGCGCTGCAGCTGGGTGGCCTCATATCCCGTGTACTCTCGCCCCTCAAACACCCGCTTCTCCGTCGAAGTAGCCGCCATTTCCTGCAGATCCTCATCCGTTGAAGATGGCGTGCTAATTCCAAGAATAACCGGATAAAGTGTATGACGGCAGTTATATTGACCAAACTGTCTGGGCAGGCTGTTCTGCACATCATCGAACTGCTTATGGCTGAATTGTTTCCCCTGGAATGGCAGGTGGTCCATAGCGCAATAATTATGCGCGCTGATCTCCACCCCGTTCGCGCCAAACTCCTCACCAGTGCGCCTTGATACTTCGTGCGCAATGTCCTTCACCCCATCCAGCACACTCTGCCGCATAGCCGAATCCAACCGCCGTGAATAGCCGCTCTGGTAATCCACCAGCCTGATTCCGCTATCCGCCGTCTGTTTCATGGCATGGCGTAACGCGCTCCCATAATCCTTTTGCCCGGTGGCCACCTCGGCGATGGCCTGATCTACCAATCGCAGATATTGCTCTTTGAAACCCGTATATCGCACGGATCCATCCGCGTTCAGCACCCGAAAACCTATTGCTGAGCTGTTGCTGAGGTTCGTGAAGGTCTGTTTTGTTGTCTGTGCCACCCCCAACACGAAATTGATCAGTCCCGTCTGGTACTTGATCGGCAGCTGCTTGATTCCTCTGGCAGCATAAAAACGGTTAGCATTCTCGTAAGCGATCTTTGCCGCCTCCGCGAAGACTTCATCTGCGCTCGCGGAGGTCTTACCAAGCTCTCTCAGAATGCTGGTGTAAAGTGCGTTGGCTTCTTTCTCCGCGCTGGTCAAGGTGCTCAGCCGGTCAAACCTTCCGCTTCTTGCCAGGGCTATCCGCCTGCCCAACGCCTCCAACACGCGCGTATTCAGCAGAGAGAGCGGCTCAGCCACTCCATCCGCCAGATCTTCAAGCCGCTTGAGGGAAAACATCCGCTTATGCCACCAGCCTTGTCACATCCGCACTCACAACCAGCTTGCCAGAAGTCAGTGTTTTTACACTGCTTGCCGTAATCATCTGAATATCATAAACGTAAGTGCCAGTTGTCAGGTCATCCGTGCAGGATGCCGCAAGCGTGATGGTTATGTCACCTGCCGCCTCGTCTGTTATCACAATCGAGCCGTCATCCGCGTT